AAAGTGGGAAACAGCAATGCTGAAATACAGAATCAAGCTGTTCGCGCGTGGGCTTATGTTCGTTACCACAATCGCATTTATAGTCTTAGTTTTTTGGGCGGCTAGCGTTAATTTATTGGCAAGCGGCGCATATAAGCACGGAACTTTAGCTGTATACGACACATACGGAAATGTGAAACACGTTTTCAGCGGCGATTTCAAGCACAACACAGATGGCTCTTTCACGTGCAAAAACGGAACCATCTACAAGTTCGAAAACATGTTGTTCGAGAGGATGTAAAATGCCAGTCAAAAAAGGCACACAGGCGTATGAAGCCAAATTAGCGCGAAGGCGCATCAACCGAGCAATCAAGAACATGGATAAAATCGCAAAGTCCAAAAGCTCGACACTGAACGAGCGAGCAGCGGCGAAGAACATACTTAAACAGCTGAAAGAGTCACTAGCCGGAACGTATCAGAAAAAAGGTCGAAGCAGCGAGCAAATCGCAGGCGACATCATCTCAGGCTCCCGACTCGCCAAATCGGCGCAAATCGCAGCCACGAAGCACGGCAAAGCAGATCTCGCAACGCAATGGCAACTGAATCTCGGCGGTAAGCGATTAAAAGAAGGCGAGGTCAATATCTCCAAATACACGCGAGGTGAGGTAAAGGCTTTCTACCGAGCAACGCAGAAGCTTTGGCAGGCCGAGGGCAAAACCGACATCGCCACCATCAACCAGAAAATCATCAGGCAGTTCGGCGGTAAGCCGTTGAGCGAGATAGTCGACATAGTTCTAAGCAACCCGGAAGTAAGGGCAGCGGCAGATGCCTACGACCTCGGAAAGAAGCACAAAAAGACACCTCACGAAACAGCGCGACAAGAAGAGCTGCGCGAAGGCCAGAACGAGGACGCTGACAGAACAAGCGAAATCGGTCTGATTCTTCCTCAGATTTACGAACCGAAACCAGAAGAGTCATAAGGCTAAAAGATGAAAAGGAAACGCTTCAAAATCGCAGCCGTCTACGACACGGAGACGTGCAACGTAGGCAAAGGAAATCAAACAAGGGCTTACCCAATCCTTTTCATCGACAACGACATTCGCGGCATCGACCTCAAACGATACATAGTTGACGAGAGCGACCACATAAATATGTATCGATACGAGACCGAATACATAAATCAGCTTCACACCTACATCAACTACGGAAAAAACGAGGACGTTGTACCTATCGTTTGCGCATACAATCTGATGTTCGACCTGCAACCCCTGATGTACAGGCTAAGCCAAGAATTCGACATCGAAGCAAACGCGCAATCGAGCACCAACGTGTACACACTGGATTTATTCGAAAAGGAAAGCGGCGCGCATCTACTAAGATTTTGGGACACGTTCCACCTAGAAATGCGCGGATTGAAAGCAATGGGAGAAATGTGCGGAATCGAGAAGTTGAGCGGGGATTGGGACTATTCGAAGGTGAGAACACCGGAAACCACGCTCACAGATATGGAGCTTTATTACGCGAGACGAGATGTGCAGGTAATCCCAGCGTATTTGCGTTACCTCTTGCAAGCAAATGAGTGGCTTTCGCAATCAGACCTCGGAAACAAAGTCATAACAAAAACGTCAATCGTTCGTCAAATGGCCAGAAAGACAATCGGCAACATCACCATCGACAAAATCAACGGCAAAAAATTGACGATGTTCAGGGCGTTCAACAACATGTGCAAAAGGCAGTTGCCGTCGACGTTCAATGTGTATTGCCTGCGTAAAGCATGTTTTCGCGGCGGATTCACCTTCACATCGGCCAAATACGCCTGCGAGCTTATGCACAACGTGGCAAGTCTTGACGTTACCTCGATGCACCACACATTCATCAATGGCAGATACATCCCGGTCGATTTCACCGTGCCCAGCGACATGTCCATTTTGGAGAACACATTCAAAGAGAACATAAGCACGACGCGGGACGCTATTGAAAAGAACTACGCAAAACCCTTCGACAAAGCATTCCATATGGAGATACGCTTCACAAACGTAAGGCTACGTGAAGGAAGCGTGTTCGAGGAGCAGGGAATCGCGTTGGAATCCACCGCCAAATTCAAGAAGCAGATTGTGGCGGGAACCGAAATCGGAAACGACCCGCGAAACGCGGCGCAGGAAAACGAAGCAAGAAAGAACGGGTGGCATGACATGTTCTTCAACGGCACCTTCGCCTTCGGAAAGCTATACGCGGCGGACGAGGTAACCATGCACCTCAATGAGCTGGAACTTTGGTGCTTCTCGCGTGTATATCAATGGGACAAGCACGAGATACTGTGCGGAGAGATAACCGCTAGCTGGAAATTACCGCCCGATTACGTGACGCTTCAATCAAACATTCTATTCGAGACTAAGAACGACGCGAAATTTATACACAACCATTACCGGGAAGGCGAGCCGTACCCGTACAGAATGCCCGCCACCATACCGACAGGAATAGCGAAGTCGCTGCTAGACGGCACGTGCTCAGAGCAGTTCTTCGAGTCCTATTACACGAACACGGTGAAAGGTATGTTCAACGGCATTTACGGAACGATGGCGCAGGACATTTACAAGCCCGACTATGCGAGTGAGGAAGGCGAGCTGTTCATCGACCGCGACACAATCACGACGGCGGCGAACTGGAACGACCATCAGCCTAGGCAATGCAAAGTCCTGTATACTTACGGAATGCGCATAGTCGGCGGAAGCAGGATGCACCTTATCTTGGCAATGGAGCACCTGCACGAATATTTCGGCGAACGGGCTAGGATAACCGGAGGAGACACCGACTCGATGAAGGTGTCGTTCGACGAGGACGTAACGGACGCCGAGATAATGGAAGCATTGGAACCGATAAAGAAGTGCTCGAAAGCGGCAATAGACGCCTGCATGAAGCGAGTGCGCGAGGACTACCCGCAGCACGCATCGCCTTTAACTGGAATCGGGTCGTTCGACATAGAGAAATGCGGCGGCAACGAGAAGCGCTGGCAAAACCACATGGAGTATTGGAACAAGGCGCGAATATCAGAATCGCACGGCCACTCTCACATCACATGCGCAGGTCTATCAAGGCCAGAGGGACAGTATCACATCGAGAACTTCATTGACGATATGATTGCGGCAGGAAACGACACAGAGAAAGTGTTCAAAAACGCAATGGGCTACAACGTCTGCGTGGCGAATCCTATTTGTCACGCGCTGGAAGGCAGGAAACCGAGGGCGACAGATGTGTTCGACAAAGACATCACCGACTATATGGGAAATACCTATCACGTTCACTCGCACGAATCGCAGGCTCTTTACGAAGCGGACAGAATGCTCGGCGAGACCTCGAAGATAGCCAACTCGGAATCGCTGGAATACCTGCTTAGCAAGTACGGCAGAAGGGTTAACGAGGACACGCGCTATCTTGAGCTAAGCGGAAACAAAGCATCGGTAATGGTGCTGGACAATATGGGAAAGTATCCGATTATGGAATGTGAGGTGCACGCATGATTCACGAACTAAACGCGCCATTGATTCACTTGATAAAGGGATTATTGGAACTGATACGCAGAAAGAAGGGCGGAAATGGCTGATTACTACGACTGGCCGAAAACGTTCTCATACGACGCGGACGTAACGATGGTCGTAGGAGCACGAGGAGTAGGCAAGACTTTCGGTCTTAGAACGCAGTTTATACGCGACTTTATAAAGGACGGGTCAAGATTCGTGGAGCTGACACGATACAAGAACGAGCTTTTCGGCGTCTCCAACGGGTATTTCAATCGTGTCGGGGACCAGAAGGAGTTCAAGGACTACGTATTCAAGACGAACACAAGCAACGCATACATCGCGCGAAAAGACTCAAAAGACGAGAAAGGCAAATACAATTGGCTAACGATAGGCTACTTCGTTGCGCTTTCCGACGCGCAGCGAATGAAGAAAAGAACGTTCGACCACGTTCGCCGAATCCTGCTCGACGAAGCAATCATCGACAAGTTCGACCGATACCACACTTATCTACCCAATGAGTACGGTATCTTGGCGAACATAGTCGACACCGTCTCGCGTGAGCGCGCGGACACCGACGGAATAAGGCCGCGTGTATATCTTCTCGGAAACGCCGTCGACTTCGCGAACCCATACTTCTCTGCCTATAAGGTGAACAGCAAGATGGAGTTCGGATACAAATGGTACGCCGACAAAACTTTCCTACTTCACTACGTGGAATCGCGCGAATACTCGCAGGAGAAGGCGAGCGGAACAGTGGCCGGGCGAATGATGATGCGAACTGGGGAAGCGAGCACGGCGATAAACAATGAGTTCCAGTTAGACTCAAAGGAGTTCGTCGAGCGCAAAACGGGAAGAGCCAAGTTCATGTTCGGTATTTACCTGAACGGAAATCGGTTCGGAGTATGGGTCGATTATGAAGAGGGGCTTTACTACGTAAACGCGAAGATACCCAGAGGGGAGGAAAACAAGGTCTACACACTGACGCGCTCGGACTCGACCATAAACATGATGGCGGCGAGACGCGCGGACAAGGTAATGAAGGGCTTCTGCGAACTGTGGTACCTAGGGCTTGTGAGGTACGAGACGCTCGACGTTAAAATGAAGTTCAACGAGGTCTTGGACATTTTCGGTATCAGATAGGAGAAAGACATGCTTAACACGCTGCACATCGCTTTGCTGGACCTTGACGCCAAAGCGCTGAAATCGCTGGAAATGTGGGCATCCGAGGAATGCGACTACGACCGATACAGCCGGGAGGTGGCCACGACTAGGGTGCAGAAAGAGCACTATAACGGAAGGCTGGCCGTGCACAACGCATTTCTCACGGAAGTAAGAACGCTGCTTGCGAAGAAGGGCGAGAGCATCTATATTAAGAGGAAGCGTGATTCCGCGAACGCAAGTGAGTAGCGCGGTGCGGCGAACCCGGATGAATCCGGCGCATAGCGCGGAATAGGCTGGCTCGCCTTCTTTCAACTTGATTCTCGGGTAATCGCGCGTTATCATCTAGGGGACACCCGGCAGGACGCCAAGCGTCGCTCGCCGAGTGTCCCCGTTTTTGTCGATTGAGAGGAGAGGAAATGACCAAGGAGAACAAGCCCAAAGAGGGTACCGAGCAAACGGAGAGTCCCGAGGAGCAGACCGAGGGTGCCGAGCAGGACACGCATGCGGAGCAGATGCTTGCGCTCATCAAGGAGATGCAGAAGCAGCAGGACGAGTTCAACGCGAAGCTGAACAAGCTGAACGAGCAGCAGGCGCTTTTGGTGAAGTCCGGCGCGGTCGTGCGCGAGTACGACGAGCCGGAGCCGGAGACGCCGAGCGACGAGGAATGGCTCAGCTCAATCGACATCAACAAGCTCGATATTTAGTTCAGAAAAGGAGTAAAGAAAATGGCAGACGACAACGCCACAATCTTGGGCGCGGTTTGGCTCAACGCCACCAACGACTTCCAGCAGCGCATCCCGCTACCGACCCAGCAGTCCATCGCGGGCACCATGCAGGCGCTCTTCGACCCGATGAACCGTATGTATTTCAATCAGTTCGTCGACTCGCTCGTCATGCGCATCGGCGCGACCAAGGTGCACAACATGCGCTGGAAGAACCGTCTCTCCGGCTTCAAGTCCGGGAAGATGGTGTTCGGCGCAACAGAGCAGGAAATCGCGACCAAGTGGGTGAAGGCGCACAGCTACAAGGACGATGTTGAGGACGTGTTCAAGATGGAGCGCCCCGAGTCCGCCGTCTGGTACCACACCCAGAACCGACGCGACCGCTACGACATCACCGTGAACCGTCAGGAACTCATGTCCGCTTTCACGCAGAACGAGGGTCTCGCGAACTACGTTTCCAGCATCCTCTCCGCGCCGTACAACGCGGACGAGTACGACGAGTACCGCATCATGATGCAGCTTCTCGCCTTCTACGATCAGAATTTCAAGTTCTACCGTCACCACCTCACCGGCGCTCCCACCGACGAGGCCACCGGCAAGGAGTTCCTGAAGGCCGTCAAGACCTACACCGAGATGCTCCAGTTTCCGCGCACCCAGTACAACGGAATCCGCGACGAGAACCTCCCGGTCTTCGCCCGCCCCGAGGAGCTTATCCTTCTGGTCACGCCGGAAATCTCCGCGTCCGTCGACGTCGATACCCTGTCCATGCTGTTCAACATCAGCAAGGCCGAAATCGCGCCGCGAAAGGTTATCGTCGATGAGTTCCCGTTCGCCGACGACGATTGCGTCGCGCTCCTCACCACGCAGGATTTCTTCCGTTGCCGCGACACGCTTTTCGAGGTCGACTCGATGTACAATCCCAAGACGCTCGGAACCAACTATTTCCTGCATCATTGGGGCATCTACTCCGTGTCCCCGTTTGTGCCCGCAATCATGTTCACCACCAAGGACGTTACGGCAGGCACCGTTGTCACGCAGACCGTGAAGGGAGTCGAGGTCACACCCAAGGAGACCGCAGCGGCCAAGCCCGGCGACGAGGTCGCTTTCACGACCACTTTGAATGGTTCGCTTACGAACGCCGACGGCACATCCGTGAAGGTCGCGCCCAACGCGTGCACCTACGAGCTTTCCGCCGTGGACGGTTCCGGCGCAGGCGTTGCGCTCGCGGCAACCACCTACGTCGACGAGTACGGCGTGCTCCACATCGGCAAGTCCGTCAAGACGGGCACGGTAATCACCGTCAAGGTCACGTCCACTTACGTGAACCCGAGCGGCGCCACCACCCCGCACACGGCCACGGCCACGGTAACCATCGCGTAGCTTTAGTGTATAATCGCCAATAGGCGGCCCCGGCAACCGACGGAATCTCACCTTCTCCGTTCCAAAGGTTGCCGGGGCCGCTTTTTATCGCACAGCAGAAGGGAGTATTAAAGACATGGAGTTCCCTAACCTCAGAGACACCAAGTTCCCCAACGTCGAGAACGTGAACGTCTATTCCTACCGGAACGACTTCGACTACACGCGCTGGACGCCGAACACCCGGCTAAAGCTTTGCAACGTGCTCTGGAACGGCGATTACGGGGATGTTGTCAAGTTCGAGACCGACGCGGCCCGCGACGCCTTCTTCGACAACCTCCCGAGCGACCCCGATTGCGTCACCGTCCTGAACACCAACATCCGCATGGACCGAAACACCGTCAAGGTGCCCATCCCGTTCGACAAGGCGTGCCGATTCAACTACCTCGTCGTTGACGTGCCCGTGGCAACCTCGCCGGACAACATGCTGAACCACGAGGTTCTCGACGGCGTAAGGCGCTGGCACTTCTTCATCACCGACTGGGCGAACAACTCGCCGTCCACGACCACGCTCACACTGTCGCTCGACGTGTGGACGCAATACATCAACTCGGTCGGCATCAACTATATGCTGCTCGAAAGGGGGCACGCCCCGGTAGCCGCCACCGACGTGGATTCCTACCTCGCCAACCCAATCGAGAACAGCGGCCTTCTCCTTGCGGAGGATGTGAACTTCGGCGGCGAGACGATTTCGGACGGCGGAAAGTTCATACCGTTTGGGAACGGCTCCAAGTATCTTTGCATGGCGAGTACCTGCGCGCCGTCGCAGCTCGCGAGCGTAGGCACCGTTACCGAAAACGGAAGCGTGTTCACAGACCCCACCTTCTCCGACGCGCAGGGCTACCCCGACAACACCAACCGTTGGGGCAGGCAGTATCAGGTCAACGGATACGCCTTCGGAAACGGTCGCGACTACTCCAACGCGAACACTCCCGCGTCCAACAACATAAAGGCGAACGGTCGCGTGCCGTCCGCCACGTCGATGTACTGTTTGCCTATGGAGGACGCGGAATCTTTCCTCACCGATGCGCTCAGAACTGCACCGTCTTTCATGAACACGCTCGTCGGCTGCTTCATGCTCGCGGAGGAGCTGATACAGAAGGGCACGGCGCACACGCTGGCAGGCCACCGAATCTACGAGTGCATAGGCGGCGAGAGTGGTGCAGATATCAAGCTCGACAAGGGCATGTTCAACTTCCCCGAGAAGTACGCGCGCTTCGCCAAGCTCTACACGTTCCCGTACTCGCAGCTTGAAATCACCGACAACAACGGCAAGTCTGTTGGCGTCAGGGTGGAGTCGACGGGCAACATCAAGGCACACGCGGTAACCGCGCTCGCCTACCCGTTCATGGACATGCGGCTTTGGTTCAGCGGGATTGGCGGACAAGGCGCATCTACCTACGAGTGGCGCGACATGTCCGGCAAAAACACGCTCGAAATGTGGTTCGACGATTGGGCGCGCTTCTGCTTCGACATGGAGATACCGCTCTACGCGCTCTACATGGACGGCAACAATGCTTGGAACCTAGGCAACTACAACCGCTCCATCGCCAACGCGAGAAACTCCGCGCTCACCAACTACCACAACTCGGTGCGCGAAGCGAACAACGCATACGCGAACGCCGTCGCGCTCGCGAACACGGCGCAGACGAACGCCGACAACTCGGCGGACGCGAACAAGACGTGTGCGGACAACACCGCGCGCACGAACAAGACGAACACGAACAACGAAGCGAGCACGCTCAGCTCCAACCACGCCAACAGCAGGGCGATGGCGTCCGACATCACCGCGAACAACAACGCCTGCGCGAAGGCAAACGTTGCGCAGGACAACGCATTGGACACGTCTAGGGTATCCACTAACAACTCGCTTTCAAGCGCGGCAAACTCGTTAGCCAACTCAGTAGCAATATCGACAACTAAGGAAGAGAACGCGGTTACCTCTACCGCAGCGACGAACAACGGCATAGCTGCGGCAGGAGCGCTTGCGGTCACGATGGCAGGCGTCGCAACAGGCGGAATAGCGACCGCTGTGGCGGCGAGCGCGTTGGCAGCGTCCGGCGCCAACGTAATATCCGCAGGCTACAACTACGCCAACTCGCAGGCTACAATGCAAGCGTCCTCCGCTATCACAACAGCGCAGACAAGAGCTAACGATACCAACACAACAAATACCAACAGCGTGAACGTGTCACTTAACACGTTGCAGGTAGGCCACAACAACGCAGTCACGAACAACTCGTGCGACAACGCGTCTTCGAACACGGCCCGCTCCAACACCTGCGACGCGGCCAACACCGCGAACACCGTGGGCACCATGCGAACGAACGCGGCGAACACGGCTGCGATGGTGAGCGGCAACGCCACCACCCTAAGGGACACGGCCAAGGCTAACGCGGCGAACACGAGGAACACCACGGTGAGCAACGCCGGGTACACCGACTCGGCGGCGATAGTGGCGGCGCAGGACATATTGCGCAACACGCAGAACCTCGCCAAGGCGAGCAACAACGACATGCGCAACGCGAAGCCCGTGCAGCTTTGCGCATCCAGCGGCGATTACACGCCCGACTACATGCGCACCCGCGGCGTGCAGGTAAAGGTAAGGAAAGAGCCGGAAAGCTCAATCGCTCAGGCCGGGGATTTCTTCACCCGCTACGGGTATGCGCTCAACTGCATCTGGCCCGTGGACGAGAGCGGCCTTTGCCTAATGAAGCACTTCACGTACTGGAAGGCGGCGGAGTGCTGGGTCTACGACAAATGCGAATCCAACGACTCGACACAGCTCGCTATTGCTGATATATTCAAGAAGGGAACGACCGTGTGGTCAAACCCGATGGAGATAGGGAGAGTTAACCCTTATGACAACGACCGATAGCAGCACGCCCGACGCGGGCGGCAGCGAGCAGGCGCCACAGAAGCGCGACATATCGACGCTTTTGGCACTAGGCACGTACCAAGGAATGACCGACGAGGAGGTACAGTCTGTTATCGACTATTACGTGGGTCTTGCCCACATGGACTCCGAATCGTCCTCGCACCGCACCGCAGCGCAGGCCATGATAGAGACCAACACAGTGACGATGGCAGATATTCAGAGTAGCAGCGACGCGATGCTCAAAAAGATTCTCGGAACGATGTCCGTCTACGGCACCTCGGAGAACAGCACAGTGGAAATCAAGTCTTTCACCCCGAAGGAGGCGCAATAGAGCATGGCACATCGCGGCGGCAGGAACAGGGGCTCGAACACGCATCAGTACAGCAATCGCTACTGCAAGCAAAAAGGCTTCGACAAATATTACTGGCAGAGCGACGCATACAACCAGCGCCTTTTCAACTTCTACTTTAACCTCATAACGCAGATGGCCCTTTCGCGCTTCAAATGGGTCGGCCTTCCGAAGACCTGCGACACGTGGTTCCTGGAGCGCACCCTTTTCTTCGAGGGAGTGGCCACCATCGCGGCCCCGGTGAAAATGCCGGAAACGTTCTTCTCGACCAAGGCCGTAATCGCGTCGCAACCGAACGTGTACGAACGCCCCTTTAAGTGGCGCAGCTACGGCAACGACGGCTGGTCCTTCTACGTCACGCCCAAGAACGGCGTGCTCGTGTGGGACAACACGACACGCATGCCGCTCGCGGAGGGCGTGTCGCTCTACGCCAACGAGCTTGTGCATATCCAGCTCACTAAGAGGGTGAACCGATTCCATCAGCAAATCCCGTGGATTCTCAAAGGCCCGCAGGAGAAGAAGATTGACATGCAGAATCTTGCCAAGCAGGTCAGCGGCGGCGAGCTGGCAATCATAACAACGTCCGGTATCGAGCAAATCGACGTCGAAACCCTCAACACGAACGTGCCCTACATCGTCGACCAGCTGGACGAGGATGAGCGCCAGACGTGGGACTCCATTTACATGATGCTGGGCTTCGACAACAACCCGTTCAAGGCGGAGCGTCAGACCAGCGACGAAATCAAGGCGCAGCAGACCCCCGCGAACGCCGTACGAAACTCCTACCTCGCATGCAGGCGCGAAGCGTGCGACGATTTGAACGCCTATTTCGGCGACTACTTCCCGGAGCCTATCAGGTGCGAGTGGAACGCCGACAACGAGAGCGACAACTTCAACCTCATGCACAACGCTCAGCAGCTTGCGGAAGCAGGTAACTAAAATGGTAGACATCGAAGCGGCCTACGCGGCCACGGAAGAGAATGACGAACAGTATTACTCCGTCAACTCGGTGACTTTAGGAGAGCTTTACGAGGACGGTCTAATTGACTGGGCCGACGAGAGCTGGTCTTTCCCGAGATACAGCGACGCGCAGCATGCGCAGCTTTGCCGCAAAATCACCAACCGTTTCTACGACCGCGATATCGGCGTGCTGCCCGTACTCTCGTGGAAGCGCGAGTTCCTGCGCAAGCTCGACGAGATTATGCCGAAGTACATACCGCTATACAAGAAGCTCGACGAGCGGCAAGACTCGCTCAACGCAACCGACGAGTATTACAAGTCGCGCAACATCGTGTCTGATTTCCCGCAGACGCAGCTCAGCGGAAACGAGGACTACGCGAGCATGGGAACGGACCACGAATATGAGCGCCTGCACGACGGCACCGTAATCGACATGGCAGGGCGATTGCGGGAGTACGACGATGTGGACGTGTTGATATTGAACGAGTTGGAATCCATGTTCTCCTGCCTTATGACCGTCTCTATGAACAACTGGTAAGGAGGAACAAAAATGCCCATTGAGGTAAAGTTCGTTCTCGCTCCGCTCGTTATGATGTGCCTTGACGTTATGTTCGGGTACGTAGGCGCAATCAGGAATGGAACCCTCAACAGCACCGTGATGCGCGACGGCCTTTGGAACAAGACGCTTGAGATGCTGATTATCGCAGCCGGGTTCGGCGCACAGTTCTGCATCTCCGTCTTCGGCAAGGCACAGCTCGGCCTCGAGGTGGACATCCCCGTGTCAACCGGCATCTGCGCGTACATCTGCGTCTACGAGCTGACATCCATCATCGAGAACATCGGCAAGTTCTCGCCCAGAATCGGCGAGAAGTTCATCGAGATTCTAGGAATCGACCCGGAGAAAGTTGGATTGATTAGAGTTGACGATTCTTCTTATAATCTTAATTCTGGAGCTGGTGGTGGGAGCGATGGCGATGCTGTTGGTTCGAGCGGGAAGAAGGCACGATAAAGATGATTAACATTCCCTTCACCGACGCAACCCCAGTTGTGCCGAAATTCTACTGGGACGTTAAGTCTCAGGAGCAGCGCATCAAAATCATCTGCATCCTGATACAGCAGCTCATCGATCAATACGGCTCGACCGACTCGCAAATCAGCCAGAACACCCGCGACATCGCGGAACTGAAACTGCTTTTCAAGCAATTCCAAGAAAGCGGATTCGACGATTACTACGCGGCCCAAATCGAGAAGTGGTTCAACGACAACGTCTGGCTCATCTACCAGATGATAGCCAAACAGGTGTACTTCGGGTTAACGGCTGACGGGTATTTCTGCGCCTACATGCCCGACTCGTGGCGCGAAATCACCTTCGACACCGGGGCCGTGTACGGAACCGAGGAGTACGGTAGGCTCATACTCCGCTTCGACGCGGACGGGCACGGAATCATCGACAACACCGGGTACGACGCGAGCGTCCTGTCCGACACCATCGACTCGCGCCTTAAAGTCTTGGCGGGCCGTGGGCTTGAGTACACGAACGACCAGCTCAACGTGAAACAGGCCGACGATATAACGCTCGGCGGCGTGAAGCTCAAGCACGGCGTGGACAACGACGTGTCCGACGAGTGGGCGGTAACCTCCGAAGGCGTCTATTCATACGCGCCGTCCAAGGCGGAGACAATCGCGCAGCCCACGGAAGGCGTTTTCACCAACATCCTCTCCGGCGTAACGCTAACGCTCCAAGACGTAACGAGAATAGGCGGCCTTATCGCCTTCGGCCTGCGCGTGCAGACCGACGCGAGCACGACCATTTCCGCAGCTACCAGAATCGCGAAGACACCCGGATGGATTAAGGGCACCTCGACGGCCACCAACAACACGGGCACCAACACGATGCAGATAGACGCAATCGGAATAAGCTGCGCAAAGAGCATCGCACCGAGTTCCGACACGTATTTCTGGTGCGTGTGCAAGTACAACGGTTAAGGAGGTGCTTCTACCTTGTTAGGATTCATCGACATTTCCAACTGGAAAAGCGACCTCGACGCCGACGCCGTATTCCCCAACGTCGGCGGCGTGGTGATGAAGGCCACTGGTGGTACCTCTTTCGTGGACAAGACCTGCGACCGTTTCGTGCAGAAAGCACGCTCGATGGGCAAGCCGTGGGGCTTCTACCACTACGCGCACGACTCGGGCAGCACCGCTGGCGCGGCAGAGGAAGCCAAGTTCTTCCACACGAACTGCATGGGGTATTTCGGCGAGGGAATCCCTATACTCGATTGGGAGGAGAACACTTGCTCGGTAGAGTGGGTGAACACGTTCGTCGAGCTTATCCACAAATGGACCGGGGTTTGGTGCTGGATTTACGCGAACCCTTGGCGTTTCAACCAAGGAGGCGTGAACAAGGAATGCGACAGGTGGGTGGCGAGCTACCCAAACGTAGCGCACCCGTCCTACGAGGACGCGAAGGGATGGGAATGCCCGACTTGCGACGGCTCTATCTGCGCGTGGCAATACTGCTCGGACGGATACGTCAAGGGCTATAATGGCGTGGTCGACTCCAACGTGTTCTACGGAGACGAGAAGGCTTGGAAAAGCTACGCGCTCGGAAGACCATACTCCGAGGAAGAGGAAAAGGCCGACGCGGACAACAAGAACACGGCGGTAATCGACGGCGTCGAGTACGCTGTCACATACACGAGGAAGGATTAAACATGGCAACAACTCAGTACACAGGCGCTCGTTACGTGCCGCTCTTCGCCGACCCCTTGGAGTGGGACGATAAGCGAGAGTTCGAGCCTCTCACAATCGTGCTGCACAAGGGCGCGTCGTACACGTCGCGCCAGTACGTGCCCAAGGGCATCGACATCCTGAACGAGGAGTTCTGGGCGCTCACCGGAAACTACAACGCACAGGTCGAGCAGTACCGCACGGAGGTGCTCACCTACAACGACAGAATCAACAAGGCGCAGGGTTCCGCCGACAAGGCACAGAAGGACGTGGCCGATTTCGAGCAGACCTTCAGCTCGAAGTTCCCGCTAAAGACCGATGACCTCGGGGACGGTATCGTCACCGCAGCGAAGCTCGCCGCCGACTCGGTCACCGAGCCGAAGATTGCCGACGGCTCGGTCACCGCAGCGAAGCTCGCCGCCGACTCGGTCACCGAGCCTAAGATTGCAGACGGTTCCGTATCCGGCGCGAAGCTCGCCGCCGACTCGGTCACCGAGCCTAAGATTGCAGACGGTTCCGTATCCGGCGCGAAGCTCGCCGCCGACTCGGTCACCGAGCCGAAGATTGCCGACGGCTCCGTGTCCGCAGCGAAACTCGCCGCAAACTCCGTCGCGGAATCCAACCTGCAGTACGGTTCCGTCTCGGCGGCGAAAATCAAGGCGGGCGCAATCAACTCCGATGTAATCGTCGACGCAGCCGTAACCTCCGCCAAGATAGCGGCGGGTGCGGTAGGAAACGACAAGCTCGCCGCAAACTCGGTCGCGTCCGGCAACATACAGGACGGCTCCATCACCGCGCCGAAGCTGAACAAGACGGCGGCGAACAGCATCCTCAACGGATTCACCGTGCGCCGATTCGACGCAAGCGACTCCTCCGCCGACAACGAGGGGCTTGTCGCGCCTGCAAGCTCCCACTTCGACGGCTTCTATATCGAAGAACTCGGTATCCTCGTAATCAACAAAATCTCGGTCGGAGGTACGGCGTGGTCCCCAAGCTCAAATACGTTCAAGCTGCCCAACTACGTGCCGCGACCGAATAAGGAGCTTCAAATCTGCGAAGCAGGCGTGCTTGTCTGGACGCGCGAAAATTATTTCAAGTCGTGGTGGAACCTTAAAATCAACACGGACGGCTACGTGTACCCGGGCGGCGTTATCAGCGCATCCGATAGCAACTCAACTATGGGCGTGTTCATCGTGTACATGAAACCTTACTCGACCGGAGCAGGCGTAACATCCGATATTTACGGCTCCTACGCAGGTGAAAGCGGGGTGATTTAATGTTCAGGATTCTGCAATGGGCCGACTCGCACCTTAACGCGAGCGGCGTGAACGCGACGCAAAAACTAATCCCATCCGTCCCTAACATCGACTTCACGGTACATTGCGGAGACGTGACCAAGTCGCAGTTCTCCGATGGAATCGGAACCTACGACGGCGCGAAGTCCGCGTGCGTGATCGGCAACCACGACGCCGTCATAAGCGGGTTCGGAAACATAGACTGGACACAGCAGGTTTCGCAGCAGCAGATATACGACCGCTATCTCAGCAAGTCAAAGACCGTCTTGAACCTGGACATGAATGTCAACGAAACGTGGTGGTCCAAGAAGGTAGCGCCTAGAAACCTCCTAATCCTAGGGCTTAACGACACGACCACGGGCGAAGCGCTGGAAAATCAGATGAATTGGCTCGACCGCAAGCTAGCAGAAGCTGAAAACGAGAAGCTGGACGTTGTTGTGGCCAAGCACGGGCCTACCATCTACGAGAATATAGAGAAATGCAATTTCTCAAGCGCTTACATGACATCGGCAGGGTTCAGCACCGACAAAAGCGACTACGCCAAATGGTACCCGAACGGCGAGAAGATGATGAACAAAATCGCGTCCTCGGCCGCAAACATCGTTTGCGTTCTGTGCGGACACGAGCACGGCGACGGGTTCGGCATCATCATCAAGCAGGACGGTAAACGAATCCCCATGATTCACATCGGGTCAACGCTTGTCGACGAGTACAACGACGTGCCCAGAACCACTGACACGAACCGAACAGCGAGCGTTGTGTGCAATCTGATTGAGTACAGCGACGAATGCAAATCGCTGAGGGTGTACCGACTCGGCGCCGACTCGTCTAAAAACGGCTCGCTGCGTAAGCTTCTTGTGTACTCTTACGAAGCAGAGGACATAGTAGCCGCCTGCACGAACGGACAATAAGGCTTGGAAACATGCGCAC